CAGCGGCGAGTTGGCTGCCGTCTGTGTCGATCCGGGCTGTCGTGGTGTCGAGGTAGCCGATCATGTTGTACGGGCTCGCGGGAGCACAGGTGAACGTGATCCGGTGCTGGAAATGGGTGATGGACTCCTCGAACCCGAGGACGAGTTGGTCGATCGTGTCCCCACCCAGCCACGCCGGCGGGTTGATGACCTGCACCCGGTCGCCCATCCGCAGGCCGAGAATCGCCCGCCGCATCTCCGGGGTAATGCTCGGGTGGGCCAAGTTGACGCTGATCTGCGGGTACCTGGCCTCGTCCACGGTGCCCAAGTGAACGCGCCACGCCGCCTGGTCCAGCAATGTCGGCGTGTCCGAAGTGGCCAAGTTGAGGGCGAGCGCCGATTCCGCGTTCGGCCCATAGACTCCGACCCCGGTTGGTGGGGGCGCCGTCGACAGCGGTCCGGCTGTCTCCTCGTAAGTCGCGGTGACCCCGTTCACCGACACGGTGACGCGGTTGGCGAGGTACCTGTCGTCCTCCACCGGGGTCGGGATCTCGGCCAAGTTGAAGCCCGTGTACGACAGGATCAGCGCAGGATCCTGGTTGTAGAGGCTGGCCCGGGTCCGGTAGCCGAGTCCGAGCACCGCCAAGTTCTCGAAGAGCAGGCCGTCGTCGGCGAGCACGGCCTCCTGCATCAGGGTCAGCGGATTCTGCTTACCTTGCGCCCCCATGTCCACGGTGTCGTCAAGGTCGCCCACCCAGTCGAACGGAATGCCCTCCTCGCCGCACAGTCGCTGAATCCGCCGGCCCGCAGCCTCACCGATCGGGTTGAGGCGCACGCCGAGGACGTTCGTGGCGGTGACCGCGTTCTCCACCGTGACGTGCCCGATCGCGACTCCTGGCAGGTTCGCCGTGCCGAACGGGCCGACCACGCTACGGCTGGCCACCCCGAACTGGACCTGGGTGACTCGGGAGAGCGCCGCGGCAGCGACATCGGAGACGCTGTACACCGCCCCCGTGGTGACGTCGGTGAGCCGGATCGCCCGGTTGAGGCTCGCACCGTTCTCCGCGAACTCGACACTGACGTACATCTGGCGGCCGCGGACATCGAGGGTGTGGACGAGATCGACGCCGAGGTTGGCTCCGTCGTCCGCGCACATGCGCAGGGTCAGGCTCTTGGAGGTGGCGCTGTAGTACAGCTCCCAGAACTGGTTGGCTCCGATCGAGTAGTCCACCTGGTCGATCGCGCAGATCGTCTTGCCGTCCGACAGCCCGGCAGCCGGGATGAAACACAGGAAGCGGACCTGCGTCGCGGTCGGCTCGTCGTAGGCCACCACCCCGCCAGACAGCGTGCTGGACGTGAGGTCGGGCAGCGGATCTGATGCGCCGAACCCTGTGTAGCTCGACAGGGTCGGGGTTCCGGAGATCGTCATCGGGGAGCCGCTGACAAGCGCGGACGCAATCTTCGTCGAATCCGACGGGTCCTCACACGGCCAGTACGCGACCACGCTGGACGGCAGCGGGTCCGTGACCGCGTTGTAGATCACCGACCGTTCCGGGGCCGGGCCCTGCGCCAACCTCTGCAAGGGCCCGTTCACGCTCACGTCGACCCACACGTCCGACCCCGTCGGATCCCACGACGCCGGCCACCGCGGAATCTCACCCCAGACGCGGTACGACTTGCCGCCCATCCCGTCCGGAACGCTGATCCTGATGGGCAGGTTGCGGCCGATCTGCCTGTACCAGACGCCCATGGGGTTGCGCGGGGTGAAGCGGCCGTCCGGGTTTTTCAGCGGCAGGCTGGCGGTGGCCTGTTCGGTCTGGTTGCCCTCGTCGCGGATGCCCTTGGTGAGGGTGATCTGCCCCTGGTCGTCGCGGACCATGACGTACGAGGTGATGTCCACCCATACACCGTTGACGAGCAGTTCCACCGTCACAGGGGCGCCCGTCGAGGCCGCCCCGGACGCGCCGAGGGGACCAGCCGCGGCGCGCATACGCCGCTGCCAGCCCATTACATGAGCTGCGAGACCTCCAGGCATCGATCACTCGTCCCAAACGATCCAGCACGTCATGTTGACCGCGGCGCCGAACGTCGCCCGTACTCGCAGAAACTTGGATACGGCGATGATGGGCCGCTCGTCCGGCATCCACTGGTACGTGTAGTTGATGTCCGTGGCACCGGCGGTCGGCGGAACGAGGTTCGCGTCGAACGTGCGGGTGGCGGTGGTGGCGCCTTCCGTGGTGAAGGTGTAGCCCGTCAGCGCTGCGCCGAGCTGGACGAGGGAAGCCGGGGCATTCGGGTCCAGCGGCTGCACACCCGCGGCGACATGCGCTGTACCGGTCGAAGCAGCCACGTCGGTCTGAATGAGCTCGACCTGCCCGGCGGACCCGGGAACTCCGTCCAGGGTGAAACCCCAGCTGATGAGTTGCATCTGCCGCGTCGACGGCGGGGCGATCTGCAGCATGGTCTTGATCGTTGTGCCGGTCGTCACCTTCTGCTGTGCCGCCGTTGTCGGCGCAGGCCCGTTGAAGCACTTGTAGCGATGCATCTCTCTCCTTATGCCGGTCGGCCCATGAGGGCGACCTGAACGTTGCCGCCACGGACACGAACGAACTGGCGCAACTCCCTGGCCAAGAACTCGTCGTAGCGGGAGGAACCGCTGGAGCGAATCTCCAGCTCCACCCGCACCACTCCGCCGCCTCCGCCGGCCATGCGGCGCGAGTCCGGACCGGACCACACCCGGGAGCCGACCGGGAGATCGAGGAGCTCGGGTTCGTGCTCGCCCACCCACGTCAGACCCCCGCGCAGGCCACCCGACGCCGCGGCGCCGACGATGCCGCCCGAGGCTTTCCCCTTGACCGCCTTCGCGAGGGCTTTCTCCATCACTTTCGCGAGATTGCTCATGGCTTTTTCGAGCTTGTCCTGCTGCTTGGTCAGCGAGGTGACGAGCTTCTCCTGCGCCTTGATCGCGGCCCCGTACACCGCGTCCGCTGTCGTCTTCCCAGCCGAGGACGCGGCCTTCCCGATCTGTCCCTGAAGGCTGTTGATCGACGAGATCTCCGAGGACGACGCCCCCAGCAGCGCGCCCGCGGTCTCTAGGCCGCCGCCGTTGACACCAGCTTCGGCGATCTGCTGGATCAACCCCTTGTCGAGGCCCTTCGACTTCAGGCCCTTCAACGCGTCCGCGAACGCCGACGCCTTATCCCTCGACTGGGTGAGCCCGCCCATGAGGGAGGCGACGGTGACGGTGCTCCCGGCAGAGACGCCCTGGGTGATGCTCGACGACGACAGGACGTTCGACTTCACCGAGTCGGACAACTGCGAGGCCGAGTTCTTCAGCCCGTCGAGTTTCGTCTTCGCGCTGTCGAGGCTGCGGGTGACGCCGTTCAGCTGCTTGTCGTACCGGATCAAAGACTTGCCGACCGAGTCGAGCTCCTTCTCCAACCGCCGCTCGGTGCGGCCGCTGAACGCGGCCCGGATCTGCCCTGCGGCCTCGTTCAACGCCTGCGTCAGACTGCCCAGATCAGCAGGGCTCCCGAGAGACCGCTCGAACGGAGTCGTGTGGTAGCCAGCCATCCGGCCGAAGTGGGAGATGCCGAACTGTCCAGACAGTGCAGAGCGGGCGCTCTTCTCCGCCGCGGTGACGCCTCCCTTCGCGAAGTGCGGCACCCTGTCCTCGTTGATCGCCTCCAGCATGGAGCGGTACTTGGCAGTCTGCCTCTTGTTGACGATGAACTCCCCGCCCATCGCGAGCAGGGGCACGTCGTCCTCGACACCGGAGCCACCCGTGATGTGGCCGCCGGTCGCGTACTTTGACACACCGCCCTGGCCCTGCGCGGGCCGGCCGATCGTGGAGTACTTCGCGATCGTTTCCCGAACGGTCGTGACGGTGACCGTCTTGCTGCGGAGCGCGTTGATCGCCGCTTGGATCGCACGCGCCGCCGCGCTGGCCCGGTCCCGCGCGGACAGCGTGATCGTCTTGTCCTTCAGGCCGTCACGGGCCCGCTGCACCGCGCCGATCGCGTCCCTTGCAGGCTTCCCGTTCGCGGTGACCTGGAAGCGACCGTCCTTCAACCTGGTCACCTTCAGCCCCAGGTCGCGCAGCATCGACACCGCATCGTCCGTCAGCGCGGACACCTTGACGCTCTTCGCGTTCGGAGTCTTCTTCAGCGCGGACAGCACCGAGTCGAGGCCGCTCACCGCATCCTCGGTCCGCATCTCCAGCTTCGTCGACTTCTTGTCCGGGATCCGCAGGATCTGGTCGGCGAGCTGGCCAGCCTCTGCTTTGGTCAGGCCCATGGCCCGCGCCGATTTGACCAGCTCGGACCGGCCCCTGGAATAGATCCCGTTGACGGTCTCCCACGACGAGCCCGACTCCCGCGCGCTGGTGGCGGCCGAGTCGGTCTTGTCCGCGAGGTCCTGCAAGGCGCTGGCCGCGTTCCGTGCCTTCTCCGAGTTAAGGTCGAGGACCCCGTGACTCATGCTGAGCGCGCCCGCGTTGTCCTTCGCGGCCTTTGATGCCGCGTCGATGGCCGACTCGAAGCCGATCATGCCGCCGAGGCCCTGCCTCTGCACGTCGTTGAGGGCCTGGATTGCGCCGCGCAGCCCGTCGGCCGACGCCTTCTGATGTTCCAGCTTCGCGGCCGTGTCCTGCGCCGCCTGCCCGAACAGGCCCTGCGACTCGGCGGCCAGCTTCTGCTCCAGCGCCTGGTCCGCCAGCGCTGACTTGTAATCGTCGAGTTGAGACGTCACCTCCTTCGAGGTGAACCCCTGCTTCTTCAGGCTCTTGATCGTGTCGTCAAGAGCCTGCTTGGCCATGTCGGCTTTGCCGCCCTTGACCATGTTGGCCAGAGCCTTGTCGATGCCGTCGAAGTCTTCCTTGGCCTTCTTCACCGGGGTCGAGTCCATGCCGACCAGCGAGGTGAGGAACTGCTGGGTCTTGTCGAGATTTGACGGGCGCGCCAGGGTGCGCAGCGAGTCGCCGAGACCGCTCAGATCCTTGCCGTAGGAGCGTGCGGCCTCCCCGGACACCTTGCCTGTGCGGGCAAGATTGCCGAGGGCCGTCGTCATCTTGTCGACGTCCGGCGGGGCTTTCTTCCCCATGTCCGACAGCTTCGAGAACACCACCGCGACCGCAGCGATCCCCGCGACGATCACGCCCGCCTTCGCCGCAGTCCCCAGCGACATGAACGCGGCCCGCAGGCCAGCCATACCGCCGCCCGCCGCAGCCGACGCC